GTTAAAAAATCAGATTTAGGTTTCCACGGTAATCTATTCGGCGGCAAATTGCTTAGCTGGTTAGATGCCGCGGTTGCTGCCTATGCAATGGAAAAATGTCGTTCACAAAACATGATTACTATTGCTATGGATCAATGTGTATTTAAAAAACCAGCTAAAGAAAAACAACTTGTTAAAATTTATGCTCAATTAGTTAAAATAGGAAATACATCAGCTACATTTAATGTTGAGGCAAGAGCATACAACGTATTCAGAGGTGATGAAGCTATTTTACTAGCTACAAGCATGACATTTGTTCGTGTAGATGAAGAAGGTGTCCCAATCCCAATTTCAGAACAAGTTAAAAGAATATTTAACACTCCACCCTCAAAATTGTAATATTTATAATATATGAAAAAGCTATTATTAATATTATTTTTGTTGCCTTTAGTTTCATTTGCTCAAAGAGATTCAGTTTTTCTTAAAACAGACATCTTTACAGAAGTTTATTCTGAAGTATTACAGCAACCAAAATGGGTTAAATATACTGTTCAGTGTCCTAATGGTAAAGCACCTCGTACAGGAATGGATTTTTATGCCCAACCAGGATTAATCACTTCAGATAATAATGATTACGCTGCTAATGTGTACGATAAAGGACATTGTGCTCCAGCTGCTGATTTTAATTGTACAAAAGAATTACTATATAAAACATTTACATATGCAAATTGTGTGTTGCAACATGAGCGCTTAAATCGCGGAGTTTGGCGTTTATTAGAGTCATATGAGCGCGACTTAGCTGCAACCACCACAGTTAGCGTAGAAATTAGAATGGTATATAGTACAACTTCTTTAAAATTACCAACAGGAGCTACTGTACCTGATGGATTCTATAAAATAATTACATTTGGAAATAAAACAGAAAAATATTATTTTCCAAATACCTCATCCACATCAAGTGACTTTAAAACATACCTAGTAAAATGACACCAAAATTAACATTTTTTTATACCAACGAGTGTGGTAAATGTGCTGAATTAAAACCTCTTATTTTTGAATTTTCACAGCACCTACCAATTAATTTGGTAAACACTCATGAAGATGATTTACTTACTGAATCTAATGGGGTACAATGGGTACCAACTTTAGTAATTGAAGATCAAAACGGAAAACATAAATTTGAAGGACCAAAAGAAATAAAAAAAGTTTTGCATGAAATTGTATCTCCATCATAAAGACATTGAAAATCGTATTCATGAGTTGGCTCATGAAGTAAACGATGCTCATTATTTAGACGATAACAAATTCATAATGGTAGGAATCCTTAATGGAGGATTTATGGTATTTACTGAATTTGTAAAACACCTAACAATTCCTATTGAATGTGATTTTGTTAGAGTAAAATCATACACAGGTAAAAAACAAGGTAAAATCGAAATTACTAAGGACATTGAGTGTGATATTAAAAACAAACACGTTTTCTTAATTGACGATTTTGCGGACTCAGGAAAAACAATCCAATATTTGATTGCTGATTTGGACTTTAAAGGTGCTAAAACTATTTCGGTAGTTACTTTATTTAAACGTAAATCATCTCCAAGTCTAATCCTCCCAGTAGACGGAATCCATTACAATGGATTTGATGTAAATGAGGAATGGTTAGTAGGTTATGGATTAGATGATGAAAATGGCTATTACAGAAATTTATCAAACGTATATTCTATTTGATAATATTTATGGTAAATGCCAAATTACATAAAATATTCAACAACCATCCCTTCAGGTTCTCTTAAAAAAGGTAATGCTGCTTTAGGTATTACTGATGAAGTAACAGGTCCTACTTCAACTACAGGTTGGTATAGTGGAATTAACCCACCAACAGGAAGTTATACAGTTTATGAAGTAGCGGCTACTGGTGATCCTGATATTTATTGTCCTAGAAATACTACTGAACTACTTAATTTAGTTAAAAGTAAAGGAGCAACAGGTGGTAATACAGGTTCTGTAGCTGCTGCTTTAGCTTGGATAGCTACTCAAAATAACTTATTAGCTACAAATGAGATTTATTCTAATATAGTTACTAGTGGTTCTTTAATGATGGTAGATGCGGGTTTTGTAGGTAGTTATCCTACAACAGCCTCTACTTGGTATGATATAAGTGGAAATAATATTAATGGAGCTTTAAATAATGGACCTATCTTTAACTCATTAGGACTTATTAGTTTTGATAATGTAGATGATTATGTTCAAATATCATCAAGTTTAGATTTAAATGCTTTAGCAGCTACTAGAAATATGACTATTTGTTTTACTGCTAAAAAATTATTTTATGGTACTGGAGGAAATAATTCTGGAGATAGTATGGTTTTAATAGGTGCTAACAATGGTTATGATAGTGGCTTCAGAATTACAGAAATTAATACAGGAACACCTGGAACACCATTTACTGGTAGTCCTCAATATAATTTTGGTGCACCTGCTTTAGGGAATGGTTTTGCTGCTGCAAGTCCAAGAGCACAAAATACAAATACATTTTCATACGTTTGTTTTGCCCAATCTGGTTCCTCAATAACAAGCTTTATAAATGGTAAATTTGCAACTGGAACTTTCTCAAATGCTTACTCTCCCGGAGCTAGTAATGGGGCTATAGGTCGTGATGTTGGTTTTGGGGTAGGATGGTTTGGTGGTTATATAGGAAATTTTCAAATATATAATAGATCTCTTTCCCAAACAGAAATCTTACAAAACTATTATCAAGCACCTATAGTAACAAATGGTTTAGTGTTTGCAGCAGATGCAGGTAATCTAGCGTCATATGAAAGTGGTTCAACCTCTACATATTCATTAACTGGATCTTTAAGTGGTTCTTTAGTTAATGGTGTTGGATATAATAACGAAAATGGAGGGAGATGGATATTTGATGGTGTAGATGATTATATTGTAACTAATTATTCTTCTAACCCAACTTATTTTACTATAGAATTAATAATTAAACCAATTAATATAAACCCAGGAGATAGCAGAGTATTTCTAGGTAAATATAATGGATTAGGAGGTGGTGATTATTGGATTGGTTTACAAAGTTCTAATGCAAGTATAGTTTGGTCAGTTAATGGTGGACTATTAGATAGTAATGTGATACCTAATACTTCAACTTATTATATTATAACAGCAACAATAGGTGCTACTCTTCAAAAAATCTACGTAAATGGTGAATTAAAGAATTCAAAGGCAACAGCAGTTACCTCTCCTGGGGGAAATGTAACATTAGGTGTTTTTGGAGAAACATTAGGTTTTGATACTGCTGTTAGTATAAGTGCTTTAAAAATATATAATAGAGAATTAACAGACTCCGAAGTCCAACAAAACTTTAACGCCCAAAAAACACGTTTTGGTTTATAACACTTTAATAAATGGGTAATTTATCAGCATATACTACATCTACATTTTCTGGTTCCTTTGATAGAGGTAACATAAATGTAGCTATTTCATCATCAATTGTATCGGGCAGTACAGGTAATATTAGATTTGGAGATACACCAAATCCACCATCAGGTGGAATGGTTATTATAAGTGATAGTAATACTCAATTAGGTATAGCTAGTGCATCTGCTACTCCTCAATTTTGGATTATAAATAATTTAAATGACACAGCATCAGTATTAAATACAATTAATGCTCTTCCCGAACGAATAAATCAAACAAGATTTGTAACAACATCTTCTGCTTATTTATATTTAGTATCCTCTAGTAAATATTTTCCTATATTAGGTACAGAACCACTTAATACTCCTGTTACTAATGGTTTGATAATGTATTTAGATGCTAATCAATTAGTTTCATACCCAACTACAGCCTCTACTTGGTATGATATGAGTGGAAATAATAATAGTGGATCATTAATAAATGGTCCTACATTTAATTCAAATGGAGCTATTGTGTTTGATGGAGTGGATGATTATACAAACACAGCTTTAATGGTTCCTTCCCCATCAACCACACCTACAACTTTTAATGTTGTATTTAGCGCACCATCTAATCAAAGTTATAAAGCTATAATGGGTCGTTCCCAATGGCAAGCTTATGGTTTTAGTGTTGGTTTTATAGGAGGTTCAGGTGTCATTACATGTAGTACTAGTAGTATTGGTTATGAACCATACTTTACTTACAACAGCACATTAGTGTCAATGGGTACTTTTGTTTTTAATGGTAGGTCCATTTTGATTTATAAAAATGGTCAATTAGTTACAACCCTTACAGTACCCTTTGATATTGTTGTTTCCCCCTTCCCTGTATTAATTGCTAATAATGGTCAAGGAGGATGGTCATATTTAAACTGTACTGTTTACTCAGCGCAAGCATATAACCGAGCTCTTACTCAAACTGAAATTTTACAAAACTATTATCAATCATCTATAGTAACAAGTGGATTAGTGTTTGCGGCTGATGCTAGTAATGCAGTATCATATATAAGTGGTTCTACAATAACATATTCCTTAACAGGATCAGCTAGTGGATCATTAATAAATGGAGTAGGATATAATAACACTAATGGTGGTGCTTGGGTAATGGATGGGGCAGATGATTTTATGAGAGTTTCTCAATTAACAGGTTCAAATTTCCCTCAAGCAACAGGAACAATTTCTTTCTGGTACTATGTTTCATCTGTTGGAGGGAACACAGATTTTAGTGATAAGGCTATATTTGATGGATATGATACAAGTGGTAGAAATCATTTCTTTATTAGAAACTACTATGAAGCACCTAATAATATTCAAGTTGTAGGCCAACTTTCAGGTAGCGGAGGGGCTTATGTTTTTGCATACAACGCATTTTTACCTAATGACCAATGGCATAACGTAGTACTTACATACACAACTGGTTCAAACAGTTCATATCAAATATACATGGATGGAGTATTTAAAAACTCAGGAACATTAGGTGCTAATCCATCAACATTTGCTCCTAATGGACAATATTGTGGGTTTGGTAGTGGTTATTTAGGAGGGGGGGCGTATGCTGCTATGCAAGGAAGATATAGTTCATTATTAATTTATAATAAAGCACTTACAGCAGCAGAAGTCTCACAAAACTTCAACGCTCAACGTCAACGTTTTGGAATCTAATATTTATTAATATGCCACAACCCGTTGCCTTTAATACCAGTTCCTCTATATCAGGAAGTATTCAGTCCTCAAGAATCAGTTACGCTATTGAAACTAGTGGAAGTAACTACAGAGCAGGATACGCTGGAAAAAACTGGTACTCAGAACTACCCGCTACTACAGGAGTAGTTTTTATTAAAGATACAACAGCAATAGGAAGAGGAAACCCAGGTAATCCTGCTTTTTGGATTACTAATGGAACATCTTCGGCAGCTATTTTAGCTACAGCTAATGGATTACCTGGCTCACCAAGAAACTTTACTAATACAGGATCAGCTTATTCATGGTCTTTAGCTAATGGTTTTTTTATTAATGATCCAAATGAACCATTTAATCAAATAGATACTGATAGTTTAGTTTTATATTTAGATGCTAGTAAAACAGTTTCATATCCTACAACTGCTTCTACTTGGTATGATATAAGTGGTAACAATGATAGTGGTTCTTTATTAAATGGAATTACTTACAACAATAATGCTCTTGTTTTTGATGGAATAGATGATAATGTATTAATAGAAAGCTATATTAGCATGAGTAATCCTACTACAGTATGTGCTTTAATTAATAGATCAATCACATCATCTGGTAACCAAGTATTTTTTGGTCCTCAAGCTAATGGACAAGATAACTGGTTATCTATTTCTAGTAATTATTTATCTTTATTTGGAACCCAAACAGCTGATATAAATAATTTTGGTATTACTGGGGTCACATTCATGAGCTCTAGCAGATGGTATTTTGCTACTGGTATTATAAATGGACCTACTGCCTCTATTTATCTAAATGGAAATTTAGAAAATACTGTCACACAATCCTTTAATATTGGAGGTTGGGGAGGACCCACTCGTATAGGCACAAGATACACAACACAATTTCCTTTTCCAGGACAAATTAGTAATGTACAAGCATATAATAAAGTATTAACCCAAACAGAAATCCTTCAAAATTATTATCAAGCCCCTATTGTAACAAATGGATTAGTAACGGCTTTAGATGCTGGTAATTTAGTTTCTTATGAAAGTGGTTCCACAATATTGTATTCATTAACAGGTTCCGTTAGTGGATCTTTAATTAACGGAACAAATTATAATAATAATAATGGAGGAAGTTGGGTATTTGATGGAATTGATGATTATATTTCTATACCTAGTAATTCTTCACTTGATGCCACAGATAATTTTACAATTACTATAACATTTAAATCAACAAACTGGACTACTAATAATCAAGAAGGTCTTTTTGAAAAGGGAAATGTCAATAATTATGCCGCTTATCTAAGAGGAACTTTAGGAAGTATTAGTTTTTATACATCCCCAACAGCTTTTTGGGATTCAGGTCTTAATGTTGGTGGAACAAATTTATGGAATATAGTTACATTTGTTTATAGTTATTCACAATTAGGATTTAAACAAATTTATGTTAATGGATCCTTTTCATCTCAGATAGCTATTACAAATCCAATTACTTCTAATACCTCTAGTCTTACCCTTGGATATGCTTCTAGCATAGCTGGACCTAGATATTTTAAAGGAAATATTGCTAGTTTATACATGTATAACAGAGTACTTACATCAACCGAAATCCTACAAAACTTTAACGCTCAACGTAATCGCTTTAATATTTAACAATATTTATAAACAAAATTATGGCTGTAGATTATTCACAAGATCCTTACCAAGGCAGATATTTTATGATATTTGCTGTATCTGAACTAAACCAGATCGATTTTACTCAAGTATTAGAAACTTCAATAGACACTGTCCGTAAATCAGTTGATGAATTAAAAACATTCGTTAAATGGGATGGAGATATTCCTGAGTGTGTTGCTAACTTAACTACAAAAGAAGGTCCTTACACGTATGAGGAAATGTTAGATATTTTAGCTACACCTGAGTGGACTGATCCTAATCCATTCCCAACACCTTAATAAAAATGCCGTTTCCAATAAAATATAATAGCGGAAACGTTACTGGCAGTATTATAAAAGGTAATGTAGCATTAGCCGTTAACGATGTATTAGGTCCTACCTCTACTACGGGGTGGTATAATAGTCCTAACTTTACTCAAGGTACTTACCAAATAGTTGAAACTTCAGCTTCAGGTGATCCTGAAGTTTTTTGTGCTCAAAATGAAGCAGAATTAGTTAAATTTGCTAAATGGAAAGGAGCATTATCTGGAGTTACAGGTTCATCTACTGATGCTTTAGTATGGATAGGTACACAACCTAATTTGTTAGCGATAAATGAGGTTTATCCTAATATAGTAACTGATGGTGATATTTTAAATTTAGATGCTGGTTTTGTTGGTTCATACCCTGTAGATCCTTTTCAAGTTAATTTACTTTATTCTAACGGAGTTTACACTCCTTCAATTTCAAACTTAACAATAGCTGTTACTCAAAGTACACTTATACCAAATAATAAATTTAGATTAACAACTCCTAGTACTTATATTCCTCCTTATACAGATGGAAATTTTAGACTTAATATTCCCTTACCACTATTAGTTAATTCCCAACCATATAATTTATCTTTTAACTATCAATTAATTTCAGGTTCATTATTTCTTATGGGGGATTGGTGTGATACTGCTTTATTTAATAGAGCAGATACTAATTATGGAACTTATACATACTCCTCAGCTGCCGGAGTAAGATCTACATATGATAGTACCTATAGGTTTATGGATTTTGTTATTAGAACAAGTTCTATTGTTGATATATGGAATATACAACTAACACAAAACCCATCAGCATCTTTATTTAATACCGGTTCAGGAACTACTTGGTATGATGTAAGCGGAAATAATTTAAGCGGATCTTTGTTTAATGGACCTTTATTTAATCCTAATGGGTATATAACTTTTGATGGAGTAGATGATTATGGTTTAATTCCAAACACCCCTTTACTCCAGCCCTCAACATCATTATCTTTAGAATGTATGTTAAAACCAAGTAGTGTAGTTAACGGGAGTTGGATAGCAGCATACACAGGTGCCGCTAATGGATCTTTTGTTAAATATGGATTTAGAGTAGCAGGAGCAGGTCAATTATCAGGATATATTAATAGTAATGGTTCTATAGCTCAAACTTTTGGAAATAATTTAGTCACAGGAAGTTGGATACATGGTATTATAACATATGATGGTGCATCTGCTAAACTTTATTGTAATGGAGTTTTATCAAGTACAACAGCAATAACTGGAAGTATGGATTATAATGCTTATGGGTCCCCATATTTTTTTACTATGGGAAGAAAAAGCGCAATTGATGGACAATACTTTAATGGAAGTATTAATACAGCTCGAGTATATAATCGTGCTCTTTCTCAAACAGAAGTTAACCAAAACTACTATCAATCACCATTTATAACAAATGGATTAACACTTGCTGTTGATGCTGGTAATTTAGTATCATATGAACGAGGTTCTACTACTACATATTCTATGACCGGGTCTGCTAGTGGTTCATTATTTAACGGAACTGGATATACTTCTAGTTATGGGGGTATGTGGAATTTTGATGGAATTGATGATAGAATAAATCTAAATACAAAATTAAATGTAACATCCTCATTTTCTATTGATTATTGTTTAGTAATAAAACAACTACCTAATGCAGGCCAGTATTTTTATTTATATAGTAGTACGGGTGGATATCAAAATAATGGTGTATATGGTGAATTAGGTAATGGATATTTTGCTTTAGCTACATTAAATGCACCTGGTTCAGGTTCAGGAGTAGCAATTTATGATCATCAAATTAACACCCCTTATTATGTTAGTATTACTTATGAAAACCGGGTTTTAAAAGGTTATGTTAATGGTATATTACGAAGTACAGCAAATCTAACATTTGATCCAACTAACTACACAAGTGACCTTACTTCTTTAGGAAGTTTTACTGGTGGTGGGGCAAATTCACCTATTCAAATGTCATTATTTAGATACTATAATCGAGCATTATCATCCACAGAAGTTACACAAAACTTCAACGCCCAAAAAGCAAAATTTGGTTTCTAATATTTATAATAAATGGGTAATCCTATAAAATATTCTACATCCCCTACTTCAGGTTCATACAATAAAGGAAATGTTGCTATTGGAACTAATACTATTGGATTTGGTCCTACATCAACAACAGGATGGTATCCTGGTGTAACTCCAACTGGAGGTAATTTTGTAGTGATGGAAGTTGTAGACGGAAATACACCTCCAAGATTTTATACTCCTGTTACCGATAATGACTGGTTACGATTAGCTCGTCAAGAAGGTGCCATAGGAGCAGATACTGGTTCTACTGCTAATATTAAAAGTTGGTTTGCTTCCCAAACAAATTATTATGTTTCTAACATAGATTTACCATTAGGCATGCCTAATATTGTTGGTAATGGATTAATCATGTATTTAAATGCAGACATATCTGAAAGTTACCCAGGATCAGGAGCTACTTGGACAGATATAAGTGGATTAGGAAATAATATGGCATTAAATAATGGGCCTACTTTTAACCCAAACGGAGGTATTGTTTTTGATGGTACTGATGATTTTGCTTATAATTCTGATTTAAAATATTCTCCTTTTTCATTTGATATTACTTTTAAAGGTAATAACACTGGTGGATACCTAGCTCGATTATTTGGGTATGGATGGGGTATGTTTATTCCTAGTGCTAATACAATGAATGTTTGGATAGATACCGACACCTCCCATAGATCTACAACCACAGGTATTAGTTATGATGGTAATTTAGTCACTAATATTTCAGTGGTATTTACAAGTAGTGCTTTTAGTTTATATAAAAATGGTGCTTTTCTCCAAACTGTTTCTACACCTTCAACTTCTGTATATAGTACTACTACTCAATTTCGTTTAGCTACAGATGCTGGTACTAATGGGATGTTTTCAGGATCTATATATTCTGTAAAAATGTATAATAAAGGTTTATCAAACACGGAAATTAAACAAAACTATTATCAAGCTCCAATAGTTACAGATGGGCTTACTTATGTTTTAGATGCTAGTAATTTAGTTTCATATGAAAGTAGTTCAACATCCGCTTACTCAATGACAGGAAGTACAGCATTTCCTTCTTCTACAGGATATCTATGGTATGGAGTTGAATTTACTAATAATAATGGAGGTACTTTTAAATTTGGTAGTAGTCGAAGCACTACTATCCAAGCAGTAAGTGCTTCTAATTACAATTCAAGCCCAATAGACCTTCCAGGATATGGAGATTATACTATAAGTGTATGGGTTAAAAGAACTAATTTTGGAACTTGGAAATCTGGAAATACTAATTATGATGGTATTTGGAATTATTACTGGGATCATAGTTTAGCGTTCACAGGCGCACATACAGGAATTAATGGAATTTATGGAACAGGATTAAATGATTATGTTATTAATATGAATCAGTGGTACAATGTTGTTATGACTCATAAAAATTATAATGTACAAAATACAAATAATCATAAAGTTTACATAAATGGAGTTTTAATCCAAACATCAACAATTACTAATCCTGTATTAGAAAGTGGAGTAATTAAAAGATTTTATATTGGAAACTGGGATACCAGTTGGTCAATGGTTGGTGAAATAGCTAATTTTCATGTATACAGTAAAGAACTATCACTTGCAGAAGTAAATCAAAATTTTAACGCTTACCAATCAAGATTTGGAATATGACAAAATATTTAGTTTATATGAATCAAACCTCTACAGGTTATGAAATTAAGTATTATGAAAATGAAGAATATAAATTAATATTTTTTAATACTTATGATGATGCTATGCTTTTTATAAACACTTTAAATTTAACATCATTGTATTTATAATTTAAATGCCGAACGCGATAAAATATAATAATGGAAACGTAACAGGTAGTATTCAAAAAGGGAATATTGCTTTAGGTGTTAACTTACCTTTATTAACTTCTAATACTCCGGGTTGGTATAATGGTCCTAATCCCCCAGTATATGGTTTATATCAAATAATTGAAACAGCAGCTACTGGTGATCCTGATATTTTTTGTCCTCAAAATGATACTGAATTAACTAATTTTGCTCGTTGGAAAGGAGCAACAGGTGCTAATACAGGTTCAGTAGATGCTATTTTAGCTTGGATTGGAACACAATCTAATTTAATGGTTTCTAATTTTGAATATGAACAGGTAGTAACAAATGGATTAGTAACATCTTTAGATTCAGGATATTCATCTGGGTATCCAAAGCAAGGAACTGTTTTATATGATTTGAGTGGAAATGGAAATAACTGTGCTTTAACTAATGGTATTTCATTTTCATCAAGTGGTTCAGGTTATACAGGAGGTAGTGCTTTAGTTTTTGATGGGGTTGATGATTATGTTGATTTTGTTGCTCCAAACCTAGGAGGCACTGCTACTGTTGAAATGTGGTGTAAAATTGGAGCCGGATATAGTGGAACAATGTTTATGGGATGGGGAGCTTATGATATATGGTGTGCCGGAGGTACTATAGGTTATAATACTGGAGCTGGTGATGTATATGGCATTTCTCAAACTACTGTAGCTTCATTAGGTATTGTTAATCAATGGGCTCATTATATTTTTGAATTTAGAAGTGATGTTCCTTATACTAATAATAAAATATATATCAATGGAGTTTTTCAAACTTTAAGTCAACAGTATAGTAGTGAAGCCTCTAGTAATAGAAATTTTAATAGTGGTCAAGGAAGAATATCTGGTTGGAGAATTGGAGGGTATCAAATGCCAATGGATTGTGCCGTGTTTAGAGTATATAACAGAGCATTAACTCAAGCTGAAGTGACTCAAAATTACAATGCTTTAAAAGGTAGATATCAAAATTTTTACACCAATGGTAATTTTCAGTTTTTAAATTCAAATAATCTATTACAAAACTTTACATCAGCAACTGTTAACACTACTACAGTATTATCAGGAAATAATTACTCACTCCAAATGCCTCAACAGCAGTATTCTACATTTTTAAGTGATAATTTAATAGAAGTTGATACTACTAAAACGTATAGAATGACTGTTAAGAATAGAACCCTTACAAAAGGAGGTCCTGGAAATGATATACTTTCAGGAGGCCATACAGGGTATATTACTTACGATTCAAGTTTTAGATTTATAGATTTAAGAAACTGTGGTGGAGTAGCTAACACATATCTTACTAGAACTCTTAATCCAGGTGATAGTTATGCTTATGTTTCAAATCAAAATAATCAATGGTATGCCCCTAATAGTGCTTACTATTTTAGGCATTTTATGGTTTACCCTCCAACACATCCTGAATTTTATAAACCATGGCAATATACAAGAATAGGATATCCTGACCCTGAAATTTATTATAATGAAATTACTGATATAGGAGGGGGAGAATTAAGAATAAGATTTTCAAATTCTGATGGTAGTTCTTGGACAACATTTCCCAATATAGGTTATGCTACACCAGCAGGTACACCTGTTATGAATGGAGTTGCTGGTGGTACATTTAGTTATGTGTTTTATCCTACAACAGCAGCTTTCGGTGAATGGTCAACTTACACTAGTGAGTTGTTTACTGGGGAAAATAGAAATAGTGGAACTCCTTTTAGATATGGTACAAAATATGTTTCATTTATGCATTTAATTAATTATGCAGTACCTGGTGGTACTTCACCACTACCTATTATGTTATTTGGAGATGTTAAATTAGAACAAGTAAAAGTATAATGGAATCAATCATTTTTAATATCAGTGAAATAAATAAAGTTAACTTTACAGAAGTAACTCAAACTTTACAAACACTATCTTACACTAAAACTTGTATTGTGAGTGAACGTAAAACATATGTAACATGGACTAGTTTATTACCTCCCTCGTTTGTATCTACTATGACAACAGCTGAAGGTCCTTATACTCAATCCGAATTGTTAAGTATAATTTCTGGTCCTGATTGGTTAGTTTTAGTATAAAATAATTAAATTCTTTTTTAATATTTTAATTTGGTTATCAAAAATAAATTTATTATATTAATGTATAAGTTATGGAAAATAAAAAAACATTTACACTCGATCTAGAGTGTGTAAAACAAGGTTATGCTAACGGTGTAGCACCTAACTTCCCACTTACCGAAGAACAAAAATGGGATATGGTAGAAAATGCAACCGAAGCATATGGTAAATTCCTAGATGCTCTAGGATGTGATTGGAGAAACGATCCCAACAGTTCAGACACCCCACGTCGTGTAGCTAAAGCTTATGTATTTGATTTGTGGAAAGGTCGTTATGAACCAATGAGCGACATTACCTCATTTCCAAGTGATGGTTATGATGGTATTGTTATTGAACGCAATATTCCACTTACTTCAATGTGTTCACATCACCATCAAACAATTGGAGGTGTAGTTCATATTGGTTACATTGTAGGTGAAAATGGTTCTGTAATTGGTTTGTCTAAATTGAATCGTATGGTAGAACATTTTGGACGTAGAGGAGCTATTCAAGAACAACTTACTTCAGCAATTCACCAAGCAGTAGATAAAATCTGTGAAAACAACAAAGGTGTAATTGTAACTATAGTTGCGACTCACTCATGTGTATCATGTAGGGGTGTTAAACATCAAGGTGCATCTATGGTAACAACTAAAGCGTCTGGAGTATTCCTTCAGAATGAAAACCAGGCCCGTAAAGAATTTTTTGATTCATTAAAAATTAATAACGGAGGCCATCAGATTTAATAAATAAATGGCGTCTCGACAAGGGACGCCATATTTATTATCGATGATAGGAATTTATAAAATTACAAGCCCTAGTAATAAAGTTTATGTAGGACAATCTACAAATATTGAAAAACGATGGAGTGGTTATTCAACTAATAAAAAGAAAATGAAAGAACAAACTAAATTGTTTAATTCTTTTAGAAAATATGGAGTTGATAATCATAAGTTTGAAATAATAGAAGAATGTACTAAAGATAAACTAAACGATAAAGAAGTTTACTGGATTGAATTTTATAACTCGGTTAATGCAGGATTAAATGTTTCAAAAGGTGGTCATTATTTTTGGGAAGTGAATAAAGGAAAAAAACATAGTGAAGTAACTATAGAAAAAATGAAAGAATGGTGGGCTGAAAATGCTAAACCACGTTCATTGGAAACTATTCAAAAAATAACCCAAACTAAAAAACAAAACCCTAGAAACACAACACCAGAACTAATTGAAAAATACAGACAAACTTCCACATCAAAAAAACCAATTTATCAATTTTCAATAAGTGGAGATTTTATTAAAGAATTTGAAAGTATAAACAGTGCGGCAAGATTCTTAGGAATAAGAAATGATGGTATATCAGCATGTTTAAGAGGATTACAAAACTCATCAGGTGGTTTTATTTGGAAATATAAAGAAATTTAAAAATAAATTTGGCTTTTTGAAATAAGGTTCGTATATTTACAGTATAGAAATAAAAGTTATGACAAACGAAACACAAAAAACAGCAGTGGAGTGGTATTCAAGGAGATTATTCGAGATTGAAATAGCACATAATCAAGGTGTAATCAATAGCGATGTTTATATGAAATCAAAGACACACGCATTAGAAAAAGCAAAAGAAATGGAGAAGGAACAGAAACGCATTAAACTACCAAGTCACTATGAGATATTGGATAAAGCAGACGAAGAAGATGACAAAGGGAAACACTATGCTTTTATAAGGGGCGCAAAATGGATGCGTGATAAAATAAAAGGAGGTAAGCAATGACAAACAATAAACAACAAACTGCAGTAGAGTGGTTAATTGAGCAACTACGAAACAATGAAAACATTAGATGGAGAGGAACAAACATTATCGAATTGGGGGAACAAGCCAAAGAAATGGATAAGGAAAGAATTGAAACTGCATACAACAAAGGAACAGTTCATGGAATTGATTATCCTGAAAGTACACTACCAATAACTGGTGAACAATACTACAACGAA